CTATACTTCCCTGGGGGAACTCTTAAGGGATAGTCGCAGAAAATCACGACGTACGCCTTAAAAGCGAACCAAGTGCAAAACCTTCTGCACCCTCCTGTAGAGTTCTTCTCTACGGTCACACTGTTTCGTTACAGAGTGATCCAACGGCGTTTAAGTGCGAGGTTGCCGTACCTCACTGACCGCGTCAAGTGGTCAGGGTCAACCAGCTCAGAGCCGATCAGCCCAAAACACTTAAGAAGCGCAGCGTCGCCCTCAAGAGGGTCTCGCCTACGGACGGGTTCTACTACCCAGCGTTTCGATTTGAAACACTGAAGATCGGAATCCCAACCGTCGAATGACTCAGCATTGCTGAAGCTGATCCATCCGAGCCCCGCACTACCTCTAGCAACCGGTTTGCCGTCAAGAACGCGTTCTAAGCGTTCCTGCTCGACAAAACTGATTGAGGGAAGATTACCCAGAATCCTTTCTACAAGGTCTCTGAGCATCTTCGCCGTTCGCCACAAGCCTTTCAAGTAAAATTGATTGGCCAAAGCGACTGTAGAGGCAATGCCATGACAGTCAGCCCGATCCACGGGAAGCGGTCGACGTACGTACGTCGGAGTGACGCACGTGCCGTTAAACGCATCCACGCCACATGACTCTCGGAAGTTTCCACTCCAAAAAGACTTGTGGCGATTGACTTTGAAGCCAAACAGCTCCAAGGTCTCGCAGATCGCGGGTGCCTCGTCTACGGGGACAATAAGGTCATCTCCGTAGACATATACCCCTTCACAGCAACGTTTGACTGTGAAAGGTGTGATGCGTGCTCCTGACGCTTTGAGTCTATGTGTGACTATGGCGATAAAGAAGGCCATAGACTCCATTGGGAAACAAAGCGCGGACCCCATCGACGCAAACTTCCTCAACGGTATAGTTACACCGCTAGGGAGGGTTGCTCTCGTTGTACGGCAGGCAAAGACTCGGCGCCGGAAATCCGGAACCGAAGCGAGCATGTCGCGGACGAGACGAGCAGACACTCGGTCTGATGCGTCTGACATATCCAGCGTCGCGCTTTCGCGCGTTGCTGAACTGACAAGCGCATGCCTGGCATTGATCTTCTGATCGCGGAAGTTAACGCGTCCAGAAGAAAACTTTCCCGAGAGCTCAATTCGGGAAATAAGCCAGGTCGCGATGGACTGCTGAATGTATTGCATACACACAGGTTCCATTGCGATGACCCGAGGCTTACTCTGGGTCTTAGGGACGAAGACAACCTTACTTGGAGTCTCGTCCCGGGGAGCGAGTTGCGTATCTGGAATGGAGACTGAGTCCTCTCCACCGATAACGTTTCGGACAGAAGCAAGTCCGAATTCGGTGAATGGGAACTCAGCTTCCAACCGGGAAGGCCAACTTGGAAAGTGGTATTTACCATTACCTCGTACTCCTTCTACGGTTGCCCCAGGCCCATGCCGTGGAGCAAGTTCTTCATAAGCGTCGCGAAATCGTGACGCCCGAAGAATATCACTCCAAACGATCCGACTAACGCGAGAAAAAGCGAAAGAGAGATCGTCAGGTACGACATGGTTACGTAACTCACGTTCAACAGCCACGTATCCGACCTCGGCAGCTCTTTCTCTTTTGCTTGTGCAGTTGAGTTTGAGCTTCTTAGCGAACAGACATATCTGTCTGACCGCAAAGACACAATCCGAGGGCGGCTCCGCAAGGAGAACGCCATCAGGACCGAAAACCCTCTCCACAAACCCTCCGAGAAATCGGGGGCGATGTGTTCCTTTCCGAAACCTAAATTTTGGAAAGTGAGCAGGTGAGAGGAAACCTTCCTCGAGGCTTCTTTCGAAACCTTGTGCGAAGGTTGGAAGAGTGATAGTGAGAAAGCTATCACCTTCATAGTCGGTCCTCCGCGTGACAGTAATTATGTCACGTTCGGGGTTGGCACCACACATGGTTCCGCAATCTTGCAGAACCTGCACTAGGATGTCTATCAGGCTTTGCATACTGCCTCCAATCAGAGGGTAGTATCCCTAGCCTGCTGTCTCAAGTTCGATCTGGTTCAACTCAACTCAGAAGGAAAAGCTCCCAAAGAGTTAAGTCTCGCCTCGGAGAATCCGCAGAAACAGGGGATCCGCCGTGTCAACCGACACGAGGAAAGAACCCAGCATATGCAGCATCTTTTGAGGACGAGCCAGACCTGAGGTTGAAAGATCGATGGCGCCAGTATTGGGCGCATCGAACACGACGTAACACGACTGTTGAAAAGTCGTCTGATTTCCATCGATCAGGAAATCGGGAATAATCCCGCTGTTCGTAATACGAACAGTATATCGGGATCGTTTCCCGTATTGATGACCGGTGAAAATCCGCCACTTCTCGTAATTAGCGGAAGTGGGATCGTCGTACCCGTACAGAGAGTGGTCCGCCGCTCGCTCCAAGGCCGGCATCGAAATATTTTCGGTGGCGTCCGGAGTGATCGTCGTCCAGTCCCCTGTAACGACAAGAGGGTCAGCAAGCATGACGTTTTCCTAGTGTTTGTTGTTAGATGATCCGCCTCACGCCGCGCTTGGCTAGCCTAATACCTTTGGCTAGTTGCTTGCGCGTCTTGAAGTACGGATCCCCTTGGGCAATCCCAAGGGCAGCAAGGATGGCCCATTGCGCGGCAGAAAAAGCCTCGCGTGGGACACCGAAACCGAACGGAGAGGCCTGGTGACGTAACTTGTTTATCTCAGCACGAGAATAGACAAGCGAGTCAGACCCAGCGGGAATCACAAGACGCGACGGAGTATCAACTATACCCGAAGCTATGCCTTCCCAGTGGGTACTAATCTCCACTTCATGTACCAGCTTTTCTGTGTACATAGAGTAGCAATTAGTCAAGGCTTCGTTAGCCAACTTAGCGTCAGTGAGGTTATGGACAATTTGTCCTACGTTGCTGAACCAGTTGACTAACCAGGACCACGGAATAACATCGTACAGCACGCCAGGTGTTACTTCAAGACCTGACATGATGGACTTTGCTTTATCCGTCCAATGATCCGACCCGATATCTGGGACGTAGTACTCGAAAGTACCACAATTCCAGACTGTCGTCGTAAGGATTGTCCTATACTGATAGTCACATTGACCTTGGTATAGGGCTCCCGAGTAGTCGTAGAGCGAACCCATAGGGCCGCCAACGACATACCCCGATAGCAAAAGGTTCCCGCCTATATCCTCGTTGCCTAAATGGCCCCAGGGTTTAGTGAGGGATCCTTCGCAAAGTACGACGGGATCATTGATGGTCACCACCTTCTTAGTCCGCCTACGAATGGGAACTCCATTGTTACGAACAAGAAATTCGTAACGCTTCTTGAATCGCTGCTGGAATGCGTAAGCACTCCTTAAGTCTTTCAAGAAGGGTTTCCATCCGAATTCCACGTTCAAGTACTCCCCGCCGAGATCTGAAAATCTCTTGGCGCGTTGTTTCAAGAACAGTGGTAACTGAGGTAAATCACGAAGCTCGATCAGAAATTGACCGAACGACGCGATGGGCCTCTCAGGGCGGGCCTTGTCAATGAAGTCTGTGCCTTGGGCATTTAGTCCCAAAACATAGTCAGCAAAGACAGGGGTCTGTGCAGGGGGTAGGTACTGGTGGTCGAACGTTCCGTCATAATCGTCGGAGTCGAAACCCCGAGCGATAGACGTCGCGAAAATACCATCAGTAGTCTTATTGTCTGTAGGAATGTCGATACTAATCCCAGTCATCTCATAATGAGACGCCTGAAAGTTGTACCGGCGGCCTAGACAAGCGGGTTCGAGTTCCAAATAAGCATGGAAGTCGTCCTCGCGACCCTGCCATCGTCCGTCTCGAAAGAGATGGCCGACGGACCGAAGAAGGGCCTTATGTTCCCTATGGGCGACCCAGCTCGCATGTCCGTTACTTTGACGAACACTGTAAGCTGAGACGTCCAACTTCGGGTCCATAAGGTAGTCTCCGTTTGTTAAGCTGCGAACACAGCAGGGTGTTGTTGCCAACTAGCGGGAGCCCTAAGGGCTCC